AGACGTAAACAACAATAACGCTGAAGACATATCTGAGCAAGCTTCTGATGAAGTACTTAACGATGAAGAACAAGTAGTCGAAGGTACTGAAGAGGAAGTTGTTGAAGAAACACAAGAAGAAGTTGCTGAAGCTTCAGAAGAATCTGTAGAAGATTTAGAAGAAGCTAAAGTTAAAAAGGAAATGGGACACGAAGAAGAGTCCGTACAACCTCAAGAGGTTGCTATTCCTAAAACTAAAGCTGGTGTTATCCAAGCAGCTGTTGATATGTTAAAATCAGCAAGAAAAGAGGACGCGCAAAAGCTTTTCGCTAAGATGGCGAAGATAGACGAAGTCGATGAAGATAACGATCAAGAAGTAGCAGATGCAGATAAAGCCATGAAGGCTTCTTTACCTAAGAAGAAGAATGAGCTTAAAGCAAAAGCAAAAGTTGAGAATGTTGACTTCGATGAAGATCTAGATACAATCATCAAAGAAGAAGCTACTCTTTCAGATGGATTCCGTGATAAAGCATCAACTATATTCGAAGCAGTGCTAACTAGCAAACTTGCAGAAGAAGTTGAACGTTTAGAAGCAGAATATGCGCAAAACTTGGAAGAAGAAGTTACTGACATCGAATCAGGCTTAGTAGAAAAAGTAGACTCATACTTAAACTACGTAGTTGAAGGTTGGATGAAAGAAAACGAAGTTGCAATCAATCAAGGTTTAAAAACTGAAATTGCTGAAGACTTTATGACTTCCTTACAAGCAGTGTTCAAAGAACATTATATCGAGGTTCCAGAAGGTAAAGAAGACTTAATCGACGATTTAGCCGAGCAAGTATCTGAGCTAGAAGAATCTTTAAATAAATCCACAGAAGAAAATATTTCTTTAAATAGTCAAGTTCATTCTTTCGAGAAAGACGAGATTATAAGAGATGCTTCTTCAGGGCTTGCAGAAACTGAAGCTGAAAAATTAGCTAAACTAGCAGAAGATGTTGAGTTTGATACTAAAGATTCTTTCCAACAGAAAGTTGACACTATCAAACAAAGCTACTTCAAAGGTGAAGTTAGTGAATCAGTGGACGAAGTAAACAGCATGGCAGGCGAAGATACAGCAGAAATTGTTGAATCAACAGAAGCTATGTCTAGATACACTCAGGCTATAACTAAATTTAATAAGTAATCAAAAGGGGAAACAAATGTTTAACGCAGATTCAAAATTAATTGAAAAATGGTCCCCAGTACTAGAGCACGAAAGCGCTCCAAGTATTGATGATCGCTACAAGAAAGCTGTTACAGCTAGATTGTTAGAGAACCAAGAGATTGCTCTTAAAGAAGAAACAGCACAAGCACAAGGAAATTACATTTCCGAGGCAGCAGCTGCTAACAATATTGGATCAGGTTCGGCTCCGAATAACATCGGAACTTTCGATCCAGTATTAATCTCTTTAGTAAGAAGAGCAATGCCTAACTTGATTGCATATGATATTGCTGGTGTTCAGCCAATGACTGGACCAACTGGCCTTATCTTCGCAATGAAGTCAAAATATAGTTCACAGTCAGGATCAGAAGCATTCTTCGACGAAGCAGATACTGATTTTTCTGGAACTGGTACTCATCAAGCAGACCCAACTGGTTTGTCTGGTGTAACTGATGCAGACACTGACGCAACTATTGCTGATGAAGCTGACACAGTCTCAACTTTCGGTTCAGGTATCGCTACCTCAGCCGCGGAAAGACTTGGTGTTGGTGAATCAGGTGATGGTTCTTTCGGTGAAATGGCTTTCACAATCGAGAAAGCTACTGTAACTGCTAAATCAAGAGCACTAAAAGCTGAGTACACAATGGAACTAGCACAAGACCTTAAAGCTATTCACGGTTTAGATGCAGAAGGCGAATTAGCTAATATCCTATCAGCTGAGATCCTAGCGGAAATCAACAGAGAAGTTATTAGATCAGTTCTAAAAACTGCTAAAATCGGTGCTTTACAAGCTTCAACAGCCGTATCCGGTATATTTGATGTCACAACTGACTCAGATGGTAGATGGATGGTTGAGAAGTTCAAAGGTCTAATTATGCAACTCGAAAGAGAAGCTAATGTTATCGCTAAAGAAACAAGAAGAGGAAAAGGTAATTTCGTATTATGTTCTTCTGACGTTGCTTCAGCTCTAGCAGCTGCTGGTCTATTAGACTACACTCCAGCTTTATCAGCTAACTTGAATGTTGACGATACTGGTAACACTTTCGCAGGTGTCTTAAATGGCAGAATGAAAGTTTACATTGATCCATATTCAACTGTTGATTTCGCATGTGTTGGTTACAGAGGTTCAAACCCGTATGACGCTGGTATATTCTACTGCCCATACGTTCCTTTAACTATGGTTAAAGCAGTTGGTGAGAACGATTTCCAACCAAGAATGGGATTCAAAACAAGGTACGGCATGATTGCTAACCCTTACGTAGCTATTGATGGTACTATCGGTGCAGATAGAAGCAACCAATACTTCAGAATCTTCAGAGTTGATGACATTATGAACTAAGTTCTAATTCAATTCGAATTCAAAGAAAGGGGCACTTCGGTGCCTCTTTTTTTGTAGCCTGGTTTTTAACACGTATAAATAGTAGTATGATAGAAACAACATTAATGTTGTTGATACCATTTGCCATTGTAGGCTGGTATCTTTTGTTATCGGATCCAACAGACAATAGGTCGATCTGGACTAAATTTCATGTAATGATGAAATCAGGTAGATTAAATAAGGTTATTAAGAAAATTTTTTAAATGGCATTAACAACAAATAAAAACTTTCTAAGCCCGGTAGGGTTTAGTTTTAAAATAGATAACACAAATTTTCCAAACTTGGAATATTTTTGCACAGCTGTGACATTACCTGGCATTAGCCTGGGTGATGTCCCAGTACCATATAAAGGTGTCAACCTTGCATTTACAGGTGATCGTATGGGATTTGAGGATCTTGCTATTAGATTTAATATTACTGAAAATATGGAAAACTATATAGAAACATTTAATTGGTTATCTAATAGTGTGCAAAGAAAAGATGCAGATGAAAATTATAAGTTTGATGCAATTTTAGCAATACTATCATCACATAATAATGTAAATAAAGAAATAGCATTTTCAGGAGTATTTCCAGTATCCCTAAGTGCTGTTGAGTTTAATACTCAAGCGACAGACATAGAATACGCACAGGCAGACTTAGTTCTCAAATATACATCATTTGAATTTAGATAGGGGTTTACTTTTACCCAAAACTGTGGTATAATATACGTTATGAATTTAGAAAATGTATTAGAAATGTGGAAGAAAGACAATGTAATCGACGAGATGGCATTAGATGAATCATCCAGAGACACAGCAAAATTACACTCAAAATACCTAGAATTACACGGTGTGAGTAGACTTAGATTAAAACAATTAGAATTAGATTTTAAAGTTTTATTAAAAGATAAGTTTAATCACTACAATGGTAAATTATCCCAAGAAGAATTAGACGAGAAAGGATGGAATTACGATCCTTTAAATGGATTAACTGTACTTAAATCAGACATGGATAAGTATTATGATTCCGATCCTATCATACAAGAACATCAAAAAAAGATAGCTTATCAAGAAGAATTATGTTCCACGCTAAAAGAAATATTAGATAGTATTAAATGGAGACATCAAACCATTAAAAATATGATTGAGTGGCGTAAATTTACCAGTGGAATATAGAATACATCAACACAAATTCGAATCTTTTAATCGCTATTACGAAATAGTAAGAGCCGCGATGAATCAGCTTGGACATACAGAAACCAAAAAAGCAGCTGAACTTAATTTTTTTAATCATATAGCTACTGATGGCGATCACATTATACTTAAACCAACAGGACCAACTGCAGAACATTTTGCCTTAGATAGAGATGGTTATGCTAGTAGTTCCAGATTAGCTTTTGAGAAACCAGAATTAAATGAAGACATTGAGCAAATGCGTTGGGATTTAATTGAAGAACTAAAACATAGAAAAACTAATAAATGGGATAATTCTATTTTATTAAAATGGAGACCAGCAAAAAATATACCAAAAGATCATATATTAGTTATTGCACAAATGCCAGATGATGAAACAGTAAATGGATTTAGCTTTGGTAACCATTTAAGAAAGATAGAAATGATTGTAGATAAACTAATCTTTAATCAAAAATATTATGATAGTTTTAAAAATATAGTTCTTAAATTACATCCAAGATGGAAACCTGCAACACAATGGGAACATAGGTTATTAAATAAATGGAATGATTCAGGTATAGATGTTAGAAGAGGATATAATCTTATCCACGATTTTCTCCCGCATACGCGCGTCGCGATACTAGAAAATAGTACAGCTGGAATAGAATGTTTAATGCATGAAGTTCCTATTATCTCTTATGGTTGGCCAGAGTATCATTGGGCAACTAAAAAATTACAATCACTAACACAATTAAGTAGTTTAGTTACTGACTTAACTTGGCACGATCCTTTATATTGTAATAGGTTTATAGAATGGTACATAAACCACTATCTTTGTACTGATATAAATAGTACTGTAAAAAGATTAGAACAACTTATATAATGGATCAATTAAAAATAACAAAGAAGAACCATGCTTTCATGCACATTGAAACAGATGCTAGCATTGAGATGGAACTAACTGAACATTTCTGTTTCTTTGTTCCCGGATATAAATTTATGCCGGCATATCGCAATAAATATTGGGATGGTAAAATACGTCTGTTTGATCCACGCAAAAAAACCCTATACATTGGTTTGTATAAGTACCTAAAACAATTTGCCTTAGACCGTGAA